TTTGGCGGCTGTGAAGCGGTCGCTTTCTATTACTGACGATGTTGATAACGACCTTTTAGAGTTGTGCATTAACTCGGCTTCGCGTGCGATTGACAATATGACTGAGCGCACGTTCTTCCAGGGAACTGCTACTCGGGTCTTTGTGCCGGATGATTCTTTCTTCTGTCCGATTGATGACTTATACACGTTGACGACGTTGAAGACTTCTGATGATGCTGATCAGGACTTTGACATTGTGTGGACGAGCACTGACTATCAGTTGGAGCCTCTGAATGGGTCTCTAAACGGCACAGAATGGCCCTACACGGGCATTCGCGCTGTCGGTGACTATCTGTGGCCTACAGTCGGTTCTGAGGCCACTGTCCAGGTTACAGGCGTGTTTGGGTGGCCCTCTGTTCCTACTGCTATTGAGCAGGCGACTATTTTGCAGTCGGCTCGGTATTTTAAACGCGCAGACAGCCCGATGGGTGTGGCTGGGTTTGACGCGATGGGTGTTGTGCGCCTGTCGAACGTGGACCCTGACATTTACACGCTGTTAGAGCCGTACAAGAAGATTCGGATGTATTAATGCCTATTGCCATTGAGGATATTCGGTCTGCGTTAGCGACGAACCTGGCAACAATTAATGGTCTGCGCACTTCTGGTGATGTGCCGGACAATCCTAATCCGCCGCAGGCCGTCGTGTTTTTAGAAACTGTCGAATATGATGATGCTTTTCAAGGCGGTCTTACGACCATGCAGTTTAAGGTTATGGTCATTGTTTCTAGGGCGGATGACCGTACTGCGCAGCGTAAGTTAAACGAATATATTTCGCCGGACGGCGCTCGGAGTATCAAGTCCGCGGTAGAATCGGATAGGAGCCTTGGTGGTTTAGTTTCAACTTTGCGGCTGACTGCTATGACCTCTTTAGGCTCTACAATAGTTAGTGAACAAGAATATATGGCTGTGGAGTTTTCTGTAGTCGTCTATGCATAAGGAGAATAATTTTGGCTAAGTATGTTGTCACGGGAACTGATGTTTCTTTGAACGGTTCCGACATTTCTGCCAACACTGCACGCGCTGAGCTGGTTATCAACGCTGCTGAGGTTGACACGACGGACTTTGGTTCGGGTGGATTCACTGAGGTTATCGGTGGTTTGAGGTCCGGTCAGGTTACGCTTGACTTCCACAACGACTTTGGCGCAGGTGGCGTTTCTAACCTGCTGAAGGACCTCGTGGGAACTATCGGTACTGTGGTGATTGACCCGACTGGTGCTGGTGCTGGCGCGACGAACCCTGTTTACACCGCTGAGGTGCTCATTTCGTCCTTCACCCCGATTTCGGGTGCTGTGGGCGATCTGGCTACCTTCTCGGTGACGTTCCCGACCAGCGGATCGGTCACCTTCGCCACTGCTTAATTAGTGTAGGCTGGGTCTTATGAGAATCAACCTGCATTTGGAATATAGCGACGGCACGGAACGTGACGTGACTTGCAACGCTGCCGATTTGGTGGCGTTTGAGGACAAGTTCGGTGTGAGTATCGTCAAACTCGGTGACGAGCCTCGTATCGGCTGGCTTCTCTACCTTGGGTGGCACGCTGAGAAACGCACTGGCAACACGAAGGACGACTACGAGAAGTGGTTGGAAGGCGTGGAGTCGGTGGGGGATTCTGAGTCCGACCCAAAATAGAAGGTCTCGGTGAGTCGTCGGCGCATTGGTTTATTGCTGGCATCGCCGTAGAGACTGGGATTAGTCCGCGGGAGTTGATGGCTCTGGATGAGCGGATGTTATGGACCATGCATAGATGGTTAGTGGCTAAGAACCTGCCGCGTAATTAGGAAGCCGCCCCTTCGGGGGCGGTTTTCTGTTCGGTAGAATAGTAGAGGATTGGCGGTGTTCTGTGGCGGCTCAAGATCAGGCAACTCTTGTTATTAGTGACTTTAAGCGTCTTATTCGTGAATTGAATAAGATTGAGCCTGAGCTTGTCAGGCAGATGAAGCGTGATTTGAAAGAGATTGCGGAGATTCCGCGTGCTGCTGTTCGTTCTGAGATTCCGCAGCGTCCTCCGTTGAGGGGTATGAAGCGGGTTTTGTCTCCGGTTGGTAAGACGTGGAATACGCGCCGTAATGCTCGGACTGTGACGATTAAAACAAAGTCTCCGCGTCGTGCTGTTGGTTTTGGCACTAAGGGTGCGGGCATTGTGTCTCTTGTGATTTCTTCTCCGGCGACGATTATTGCTGACATGGCTGGTCGTGGAAACATGAAATCCAGTATTGATGGCCGCAGGACTGACTGGTATGTGTACCCGAACGCTAAAGGTACGACGGATAATACTCGTCCTGGTTATCGTCGTCACCGTGTCAATAAGCAGGGCTATCGGATGGTTGAGGCTCTGGGTGGTAGCCCGTCTCGTTTTGTTTATCCAGCTGTTGAAGAGGTAATGCCTCGTACTGCTGATCGTGTGAGTGAGACGATTGCTGAGTTCACTCGGGTCATTGAGAGGGAAATAAATGGCTAAGAACCGGAATATCAAGGTTGATATTGTCTTTGGCCTCAAAGGTAAAGGCATTGATGAGGCTGTCAAGGATACGAAGCGTCTCGGTAAGAACCTTTCTGACCTTTCCAGTACGGCTCTTAAGGCTGGTGCGGCGTTTGCTGCGTTCCAGGGCGGTCGGTTGCTTGGTGATTTCGCTAAGGATGCGTTAGAGAACGCTACGAGTCTTGAACGTGGTTTGGCTGGTTTGAATGCCATCTTTGAAGAGCAAAGCGGCGTTATGCTTGAGTACGCGCGGAATGCTTCGTCTATTGGTTTAAGTATGACTGAGGCAACGTCAGCGGCGACGTTCCTTGGTTCGGTTATTAAGAGCGCTGGTTTTGACATTGAAAATGCGTCAAAAATCACTCGTGAGTTAATCAATTTGTCTGCTGATTTGGCGATTACTTATCAGCGTGATGTTTCTGAAGCTCTAGTTGCGATTGCTGCTTTGTTCCGTGGTGAGTATGACCCGATTGAGAAGTTCGGTGTCGCCATGAAGCAGAACGAGATTGAGAACATTAAGGCTGCTCGTTCGCTTGACAAGTTGACTGGTCGCGCCGAGATTTTCGCGGACGTGCAGATTCGGTTAGAGCAGTTGATGGTGCGCTCTGCGGATGCGCAGGGACAGTTCGCGGCTCAGACTGACACGTTGTTTGTGCAACAGCAGGTGTTGGCTGCTGAGTTTGAAAACATGAAGTCAATTGTTGGTTTGCAATTGACTCCAGCTTTTGCAGACTTGACGGCGAACATTATTCCGCTTGTAGAAACTTTGACCCCTGTCTTGGTGCAGCTGTTTAAAGAGCTGATTCCTGTAGTGCAGACGCTTGCGCAAAACAAGGATCAGGTTGTCCGTGTTGTACTGCAAATGATTACGGTCTTCACACTAATCATCAACGTTTTTGGCACTGTGGCGCAGGCAATTGCTAACAACATTGAACTGTTTAAGAACTTAGCAATTGCACTTATCACGTTTGTTACTGTTGCAAAAGCTTTGCAGGGTTACATTGCTCTGATTCAGCTTGCGTCGAGCACGACTCGGGCGTTTGGTATTAACGTCAATTTGAGTGCGGTTGCTTTGCGCAACTTGCGTCTTGCCTTGCTTGGTACTGGCGTCGGCATTTTGATTGCTGGTATCGGGTTGGCGACAGAGGCAATCGCACGCGCCACTCAGAAGACGGAAGAGTTTGTTGACAACTTTGAAGTCTTAGATGAGATTAATCTTGAGGATTACGCTTACAGTGCTGATTTCGCTGCTGTAGCTACTGATGATTTAGCGTCTTCGATTGATAATGCTGGCGGGTCCGCTAAACAGGCGAAAGATGCTGTTGGTGATTTCTTCCGCAACCTAGAGAACGAGGCGGCTAAGGCTTCTGCGAAGGTGCAGTTGCAGGCGCTCGGCGCTAGTGAGGGTTTGATTCAGGCTGTACTCGGTTCGGGTGATGAATGGTACAAAGTTTTTGAGGAAGTTACTCGTCGCGGTGCTGAGTCGATTCGTGAGGTGCAGAAACAGTTTGCTGCGACTCCTGCTGGCATTGATGAGGCGATGCAGGCGTTTGAGGAAGCGCAACGTGAGTTTGAACAGTTCCGCGATAGCGCAATCAACGCTCGTAACTCCATTATTGACTTTGCTCGCGGCTTTGAAATTTTGCCGACTATTGCGCAAGAACTTGGTCGTTTTGAGCAGGCCGCTGTTGACCATTTGGCGGAGATTGAAGAAAAACTTTCTGATGCGTTCGATCAGGGTTTCATGTTGGAGCAGTCGTTTAATGACTTGCGTGATTATGCGCGTCGGGAACTTGGTGTTCTGCGTCAGATTGAAAAGCAACGTGATGACTTACTGAAGCGTCGTGATGCTGCTGCTTCGTTGGTTGATTCGGTTAACGATGCTGTTTTGAGTAGTGGTCGTCTTGTTGATGTCTTGAAGGATGTGCAGCAGGAGACGCAAGACCTTGACATGGTGAAGGTTGTTAAGGACACCATTGAGGAAGCTTCTGGTCTGCGCGAGTTTGAGGTTATTCTGACGTCTTCGGTTGTGAAGCCGATTGAAGAGGTTAAGTCTAAGTCGCAACTGCTTGTTTCTGGCTATAAGGACATTGTTGACCGGACTCGGTTGTTTGTCCGTCAGATGAAGGATTTGCGGGACCTTGGTCTTGACCCGCAGTTGTTTAATGAGCTTGTTGAGGCTGGTGTTGAGGCTGGCGGTGAGACTGCTGCTGCGTTGTTGGATGGTGGCGCAAGCACAGTGCAAGAGATTAACTCTCTGTTTGATGAGTTGAATTCGCTGGGTGCGGAACTTGGTGAAGAGACTGCTCAGGTCATGTATGGGCAGGGCGAGACGTTTGTTGATGGCATTGTGCAGGGTCTTGAGGCTCAGGCGTCTGCGCTTGAGGCTGAGGCGACTCTAATTGCTGAGACGTTTACTGAGACGTTTGAGAAGGAACTTTCTGAGGGTATTAATCTTGCGATTGAGGCTGCTAAGCCTGATCCGATTGAGATTGAATTTGATTTTGGTGCGATTCCGCAGTTGCCTGCGTCTTTGACTGGTGGCGGTGGAATCAGTGTTGAACCGCAAGAGGTGGACGAGACACCTGCGTTTAAGAGCCGCCCGGATTTGTTGGGCGGTACGGAATTCGGGCGCGAACAACCTGAAATCGGTTTTGATGAGCCGACTGGGTTTTTTGAAAACATTGGTTTGAGCTTTGAGGGCATTTTATCCGCCTTTAGGACCTTCAGGACAAATTTCAACGACATTTTCTACACCCTCTTTCCCGACAGTAAAGACTTTTTTGAAAGCGTCGAGCCGCTTTTGGGTTGGTTTACAAATACAACTCCAGGTGAAGGCTTGTTGGGTCGTATTGAGTGGAGCTTGGGGGAAACTCGGGCTAAGTTTGACCGTTTCAACGAAGCGTTTGGTGCTTTTGGAGAGCGGTTAGAAGAAGACCTTGGTGACGACGGTATTTCTGGTTCGGTTACAAATACGTTTGATGATATTGCCGCGGTTGGCATTCTTCTTAAAGACGAGCTGATTGAAACTTTAGCAACGGCTT